AGGAGTGGAAGAAAAAAACAATTCAAGAGTTTGGTGAAGAACAGTTTCTTGTAGAGCATTGCTGCCAGTTCTTAGGAAGTACAGATACACTGATTGAATCATCAAAGCTGAAAGAGATGGCAATCGGCAAGCCCATCAAGGTAGTTGACAACATTAAGATCTATCATGACGTCGAAGACGATCATGATTACACTTTAGTCGCAGATGTCTCAAAGGGTCGTGGTCAAGATTATTCTGTCTTCTCAGTCATCGATGTCTCAATGAAACCTTTTCGTGTGGTAGCAGTTTACAGAGACAATAAAGTTCAGCCAATCATCTATGCGAGAATCATTCACAATGCGGCTTTATATTACAACAAGGCACAGGTCCTTGTGGAAGAGAACAATATCGGTTCTCAAGTCACAGATGTTCTCTATCAAGACCTAGAGTATGAGAACATCTTCACCACGGTCAAGAAAGACCAGAAAACAATCCTCTCAAGTGGGTTTCACCGCACTGCAAAAATGGGCATCACCACAACGCCCAGAGTCAAAAGAATCGGTTGCTCCAATCTTAAGATGCTCGTTGAAAAAGATCAACTGCTGGTGACAGATTCCGAAACAATCAGTGAGTTTTTGACCTTCTCCGTTGACGGAAGAGGCTCATATAGTGCTGAAAATGGCAAGCATGATGATTGTATTATGACTCTAGTTTTGTTTGCCTGGATGGTAGACGAAATGTATTTCAAAGAATTATATGAAAATAACATTCGTGAAAATCTCATGAAATATATGGAAGAAAAAGAAAGTGAAGAAAATTATTTACCTTTTGGCTTCCTCAGTAATGGCGTGGATGAATATGATTTTTCATTAGGAAATGACCAAGAAGATCCTCAGGAACATCTTGAAATGCTTAGAAAAAATATGTGGCTGTTAGGACTTGATGAAAAAACTGAAAATTGATAAATATTTGAAATACGAATATAAAAAAAGAAAATGATTTAATATAATTTATTTTTTGATGTGGAAAATTAACCCTGAATACGAAGCATCAATTAAAAGGATACAATATGGCTGTAGATTTTCCAATCTCCCCGGGTATTATTACAACTGAGAACGACCAATCGATTCGTCAGACAGTTGTACCTCTCGGCAGCGTAGGGTCAGTTATTGGCCGATATTCTTGGGGACCTGCGATGGTCCCAACTATGGTTCAAGATGAAAATGAATATGTTGACCAGTTTGGAACACCTCAAGATTCAAACTACATTGAGTGGTTCAATGGAAAGAACTTTTTGGAATATGGTAAAGCTTTAAATGTTGTACGACTTGTCAATGAAGATTCAGCAAGAAATGCTTGTTTCTCTGGCATCGACAGCATTCTCATTCGAAACGATGAAGATTATATCAACAATCTAATCATCGAAGAAGGTGGTATCAGTGACGGAACTGGTGGCGCCAGCATCACACTCGGAATGAGTCCTGCTCCAGGACCATGGATCGCAAGATATCCTGGTGAAAAAGGAAACACTCTTCGTGTTGACACTTGTTATGCTACAGATTACGGTCGTATCATTGAACGATATGACATGGCAGGAATGGAATTAGGTAGTTTAGCAAATACAAATGCAAATACAGTTGTCAATCAAATCAAGTTTGATGCCATTGGTGGAAATCAATATAATGTCACTCTCGAATGGAATAATGGTCTTGGAGGAAATACCGCACTCAACATTTGGGGTGGTATAAATGGCTACTTTGAAGAAAGTGCTGATGTTCTTGCAGATGGTTCTTTATTGAATCAAGAGAAAGTTCTTACATTCAAGCATGGCTTAGATGAATACAATATGCTAATTACAAATGTTGATTCAGCAAATAAAAAATTCACTGCTTATGTGAATCGTTTTTCTGGTGGACATCCTCCTGCTGAATTGAACATGCTAGGTACACCGTTAACTACGTTGACAGTAAAACCTCGTTCAAAGTTCAAAGAATTTTCATATGATGCAAAACGACATTCACCAAATAACTTGTTTGGAAAGATTCACTTCAAAAACAATGAGAGAAATGTTTATGGTGTGGGAACCGCTTTCACAAAGCAAGTTTCAAAAGGTGATGTCATTACAGTCGCCGGACAAGGTGCTTCTGTTCTTACTGTTGATTCTGATTCAAAACTTACTGTTGCCCGCCCACTTGTTGGTGACTATGAAGCAAATACAGCACAGCCTTGGACAAGAGAATGGCAGTATGCAAATTACTTCGCAAGTGAACCAGCAACTTCAAATCACATTCGTTTGACAAACGGTGATTTATCTGCCCATCACAATGACCAATTACATGTAGTTGTAATTGATGAGGGTGGAAAAATTACAGGGAAGAACGGTGAGATTATGGAAACATTTGCTCATCTGTCTTTAGCAAAAGATGGTAAAGATGATTATGGTGTTCCTACTTACTATGTCAATCGTGTAAACAATGGTTCAGATTGGATCAAATGGTCTAATCATGCTCTGACTGCCGATCCAGATAATAACTGGGGAGAATTGACATTGGGTTCTGTTTTCCAAACATATAATAAAATTTTGAATCCACTTGGAAATAATCTCAGTGCCGCAACATTTGCTGGTGGTAACAATGGTTCAACAATCAAAAATGAAGATATCATTGAAGCAATTGAATTGTTCAAAGCAAAAGAAACTTATGATACAGACTTTATGCTCACTGGATGGACATATGACCTTTTATCTCCTCTCAACTATCATCTTTTGATTTCAAAAATGATTCAAGTTGCAGAAGAAAGAAAAGATTGTGTAGTATGTGTATCTGGTGAATATGGTGCTATCTGCCGAGGCAAAGCAAATGCTGATGATATCACTCAAAATTTCATCAACTGGCGTGAAGCAATTATTGATAGCTCTTATGCGATCATGGATGGTAACTTCAAGTATCAGTATGATTCCTATAATAACACATATCGTTGGCTACCGCTTTCTGGTGATATTGCTGGTTTGATGGCAAGAACAGACGAGGAGCAAGCTCCTTGGTATTCACCCGCAGGTATGTCAAGAGGACAAATCGCTAATGTTGTCAAGCTTGCATATTCTCCATCTCAATTAAATCGTGACGATCTATATACAAGTCAGATCAATCCTATCGTGACTTTCAGAGGCGAGGGAACTGTTCTATACGGAGACAAAACTCTACAAGTTATTCCAAGCGCATTTGACCGTATCAATGTTCGAAGACTATTCATTCGTGTGAAAGATTTCATTGTTGTAGAAGCGAGGAAAAAACTATTTGAATTCAATACACCTACCACAAGAGCAGAATTTAAGCGATTGTGCGCTCAGTATCTTGACCAAGTTCGTAACGACCAAGGTCTATCTGAGTATCGTGTAATTTGTGACGAAACAAATAATACTAATCGATTGATTGAAGAAAATAAATTTGTTGCTGATATCTATATCAGACCAACATATGTAATCAACTTCATCAAACTTAACTTTACTGCGGTTGGTCAGACAGTTGACTTCGCAGACCTCGGTGTATAATAAAGGAGTCTAAATGCCAATTAGCGTAACTAAACTAAGAGATAAACTGACGGGAGGTGGAGCCCGTCCATCATTATTCTATGCTAAGATTAATTTTGCAAATATTCTTGGGACTAACGGCCTCGGTGAAAGTATTAAATCAATTGTAGGTGACAATTCACAAAACATATCCTTTTTTATGAAAGCATCACAAATTCCAGAAAGTTCTCTCAATGCTGTTCCTATGAACTTTCTTGGACGAGAATTCAAAGTTCCATCAACAGATCGAACTTTTCAAGATTGGACTGTTCAAATCATCAATGATGAGGATTTCCGAATTCGTCACGTCTTTGAATCATGGATTGAGCATGTCACACCAGGCGGAGCAATCTTTGATACTAAATCTGTTTTTGGTCCAAATAATACTGTTTTCTGCGATATGGAAGTTCATCAGCTAAAGAAAAGTGGTGAAGTTTCATCTTATGGTACGCCAGGAAATGAGCAATTTTATGGTTCTTATTATTTCAAAGATGCATTTCCAACCAATGTATCTGGAATTGATCTAAGTTGGGATACAAAGGATACAATTGAAGAATTTTCTGTTCAATTTGCGTATCAATTCTGGGAGAAAATTCCTGTACCATCCGACAGAGCTGGATATTCCGATCCTAACGGCACAAATCCATTTACTGGCAATGATGCGAAAACTTGGGCTGACAGGGCTTCATCAACAGCTAGTGACTCAAGCTCAACAACTGGCACTTGATGATTATTTGATTTTATATTTTGATTTTTCAACCCACACCTCTCACGGTGTGGGTTTTTTTAGGTCAAAAATTGCGAATGATAAATATTGATATCAATATTTCTAATTTATTCAGGAGTTTATATTCATGGCTACATTATTTGGATGGAAGTTTGAAGAACAGAAAGACCGTGAAGAACCGAATCTTCAGGCGTTTAGCCCGCCTGACTTTGATGACGGCTCCGCCATTGTCGGCGCTGCCGGTGTATATGGTACTTATCTAAATTTAGACAATACCTTTACAAACGAATTTGACCTGATGGCTCGCTATCGTGCGATGTCAATGCAACCTGAATGCGAGTTAGCAATTGATGAGATTGTTAACGAATCGATTACATCTGGAAGAAAATCATATCCCGTATCCATTGAACTTGACTATCTTGAAGACTATTCGGAGATGCTCAAGGAAAAAATTGGTGATGCTTTCTATGAACTAATGGATAAACTGAATTTTAAATATATGGGTTATGAAATCTTTCGTAAGTGGTTTATTGATGGAAGATTATTCTATCAAACGTTGATTGATGTCAAGAATCCTCAAAAGGGTATTCTTGAATTGCGACCGATTGATCCATTCAAAATCAAGAAAATTCGAGAGAGAAAGAAGACAGAGGAAGAAACTACACGCATCGGAATGGATGAAATCAAAATCAATCAGCAATATAATGAATACTATCTATATTCTGAAACTGGTGTTTTTAATCTTGAAACAGAAGGAGATCGAAAGAATGTTCTAAGGATTTCACCTGATTCAATTGTCTATGTGAATAGTGGTCTATTAGATGAAAGACGCAAGAATGTAGTTTCATATCTACACAAAGCGTTTCGTCCAATGAATCAAATTCGTATGCTTGAGGATGCCGCAATCATTTACCGTTTGAGCCGTGCGCCATCAAGAAGAGTGTTCTATGTAGATGTCGGTAACTTACCAAAAGCAAAAGCCGAACAATACATGCACTCACTGATGAGTCAGTATCGTAACAAGATGGTCTATGATAGCAAAACTGGTCAGCTAAGAGATGACCGCAAGTTTCAAGCAATGCTTGAAGACTATTGGATGCCTCGGAGAAATGGCTCAGCAACCACAGAGATTGACACAATTCAAGGAAGTGAGGCAAACTTCACTCAGCTGGATGAGCTTGAATTCTTTCAGCGACAATTATTCCGTTCACTGAATGTGCCCATCTCAAGAATGCAGCCTGAAGCTGGTTTCTCATTAGGACGAGCAAGTGAAATCTCAAGAGAAGAATATAAGTTCATGAGATTCATTGAAAGATTAAGAACAAGATTTTCAAATTTCTTTTTAGAAATTTTAAAACGACAGCTAATTCTCAAGAACATTGTTTCAATGAAACAGTGGGAAGAGATGGCTGATTCAATTCATTTCACATTTGACCAAGACAGTAACTTCAATGCTCTCAAAGACCTTGAACTTCTGACTGAAAAGATGAATGTGTTGCGAGATGCGGAAGAGTATCGTGGAAAATACTTCTCTGCTAACTATATTCGTAAAAACATTCTATCTCTCAGTGATGATGACATCGATCGAATTGATGAAGAGATTGAAGAAGAAAAATATGATCCACGATTCGCACCTCAAGAAGGTGAAGCCGGCTTCGGCATGGGCGGAGGCATGGGTGGAGGTCTAGGAGGCGGCTTAGGAGGCGGCCTCGGTAGTGACCTCGGTGGTGGATTACCCACAAGTTTTGATGATGGCATCGGAGGAGAACCAAATGAACCAAGTGGTTCAGGTATGGTAAATGACCTCGGTGGTGGAAGTGGTGGAGGTCTTGGCGGAACAACAACACCTGGTACAGGAGAATTATAATGGACGCAGAAGAATTAACTAAAAATTTGATCAAGAATATTAACGATGAAGATTTAGCAAGTGCTAAAACAAACTTTGAAAAACTCATAGCAAATAAATTATATGACCGCTTAGAAGATCGAAAAGAAGATCTAGGTAAAAAGATTTATTCAAAGGATTCAAATTCAAATCCAGAATCAGCTTCAGATTCAGAACATGAAACTCAAACAACACAAGAGCCATCAGGACATGAGCAAGAAACTACAAGTACCGAATACGCAACTGCGGAGCAGTGAAATTGAACTAATCCTTGAACGTTCTTTTATTGATGATTGGATTGAAGGATCAAAAAAATATGTTGCTGGTAAAAGAGATAAACTTCTCAAGAAAGCCTGGGACGGAAGTCGCAAGGCTGCCGTCAACACGGGAGGAAAACTTTTTCTTCGTTCTCTTGAAAAATTAGGTGTAAAGGCCGCTGGTGAAAAAGCCGATTTGCTCGATCAGGCAAAAGAATTAACTCAGATATATCGAGATAATCGACATAATGCCAATCAAACTAATATTCAGTTGATAAAATCGATGAATAAACTTAGTATATTAGGTGATTATCTTTCAGAAATTACGACAAACAAAAATTTCTTAGAACGAATTGACAATTTACTTCAAAGTCAATTTGATCCAGAAAGTCAAGTTTTACTCAAGGATATAAAAAAATCATTTAAGGAACGACATGGGTATATTGCGACCGCTAATAATGCACGTGAAAAATTAAGGACTCCTTTATTCAAGCCACTTTTTGATGTAGATTTTTTGAGGAATGATTTTCAACGAGACATTCTACCGTTAAAATCCGCAGGTCTTATTCTTGTTGATACACCTGAAGAAGAAGCAAAAGCTAAAGATGAAATTCAGAAAAAGAGAAGACCAACTCAACTAAAACCAGAACTTGATTGGAAAAAAGATCCAACATCAAATCATTTTCGAAGCATCACAGACCTCACTGTAATGAAAAATTGGCTTGAGCAGGATATCAATCAGAAAGACCCTCAAAAAGTTCAAAAGGCAAAAGAATTTACAACTGAGATTAACGCAAGAACTTCTGGTGCGACAAGAGGAAATCAGCAAGATACAAATGAATCTTATCAACCAGAATTGTTTGAAGAATTGTTTGATCATTATGTAGCTAAAAAAAAAATTAAAATTTTAGAGGCAGAAGATCGATCTGAATATGAAGAAGATGAAGATG